TGCTGAAGAGTTTCGCAATCAACAAAGCAATTGGTGCGGTGTCTACATCATTATTTGGTGCTACGCCTATGGCTCTAGCCAGTAATTTTTATAGTGGCGCACAACTTGGAATGGCAGGTTTCACGCCTGCTACCTTTGTGGGTCCACTTCAGCCTGGCGCTCTTACGGGTCTGGAAATGTTTGGTGGTAGTGCGGCCGCTTCGACTGCACCAGTTGTTGCGGGTGAGGTTGCTGGCACTGCCGCTTTGACAGAAGGTAGCCTTGCGGCCGCACCTGAATTAGCCGCAATGGGTCCTGTTGGATGGACAGTGCTGGCTGTTGTTGCGGCTTTTCTAATATTCGATAGCTACGGCGGAGGTGGCGGTTCTTCACCTCCACCAAAAGAGCCTAAATTTCATGCCGCAATATACATAACAGGAAATAATAATGTCAATGCAATTCAGGCTATGTATGAGACAATCGATTATCATGCTGTGCCTGACGCATATAAAACAATCGCATATGGATTATTGAGAGTAGCATTCAATGCAACTAAGTCATCAGAAGCTGTTACTAAGATTTCATCTCCATATGATTTCATTTATATGAAAACGCAGTTTGATAGAATATCAATGCTTGTTGGTAAAGGTGCTCCAAGTCTCTCATCACTTACAGCCGATAGTGCGACTGAGGTATTGAGTTGGCCTGCGGCTGCTGAAGGCACAAATTTGAATCGCATTGCACAAGATATTATTAATTGGGTTAGAGATGAATTCAAGAAAGTTGCAAAAGACGAAAACTTAGATAAGCTAGATAAAGCCGCTAGTGCTTTAGGTTCATACTCATTAGATGAAATTAGTCGTGGACTTATTCCCGATTTGAAGAAAGGTAAATACGCACTTGATACCTCTGTAGAAAAAGGAATATATGCAAATAACGTTGCAGAGTCGAATCGTATAGCACAATTGATTCAAACAGCCGAAGCAAATGCCGCTTATATAACAGAGGCAACAGAAGATGAATATGGTTTTGACCCTAATGATATGAATTATCGAGGTCCCCGCAAGAGGATTAAAATTAAAGAGGGTGAAGCGGGTGGTGTTGCTATGGTTTATAGTTTGAAGGAGGGTAAATTTATTGAGAGTAAATTTCCTGGCGCAATATTGATCGATACTGCTGGAAGACCTGTCTACGATATTGAAGGAACATCAGTCGGTTTAACTGTTGAAGACTTTGCTAGTGCATCTGTTGTTGGTGCTAACAGACAAGCAAATATATTAGTTGACACTCCAGCAAGTACAGCTGGTGGTGCTGGATCAACTGTTGTCACAACAGTCACAGGACCAACAGTTGATAACTCTGCTGTCACAAATTATTATAACAGCCTTAGTACTGTTGTTGATCCTATTAGAGGAGCAACTTCGAACGTGACATAAAAAAAGGGGAAGCATTTTACTGCTTCCCCAAAGTCACAAAGGAGATTACGAAATATTAATCTTCAGCCAACTTCTCAAAATAACTCAAATCTTCATCGTCATCATCAACTGAGTCTGCAACTGTAGGTTTCTTAGCAGGTGCTGGCGCAGGTTTTGCTGTTGAAGCAGTAACTGGCACATTAGGTTTAGTAGAGTAATAATTATCTCCAGCAGAACCATCTTCAAGACCAAGCACTTTGTTCAAACGTGCTTTCAATTCGTCATAAGACTTGAAGTTCTTTTCGCTTAAGAATTCAGACAAACTGTGTTCTTGTTTCCAGATGCGTTCCAAGTCATCTTCATCACCAGACAATGGCGCTGGTGATTCAAATTCAGACTTATCATAGTTCTGATAACCTTCAACTTTACGAATCTTCAACTTGAAGTTCGCACCTTCCCAAAGGTCGAATGGGTTGACAGGAGTTTCATCTTCAAACTCAGGATTCATCAAGTCATTCAACTTGTCAAAAATCTTCTTACCGAATTTGAACAATTTAACTGTTCCGTCATTATCAGGATTTGCAGGATCCTTGATAACATAGATGTTTGCGATATACTGCAACTTACGCTTTTGCTTACGTGCAATATCTTTGTTAGCATCAGAACCAGAGTTCCAAAGGATGCTATTGTGTTCAGACACAGGGTCTTTCTTGTTGAGTGTAGTCAACGAATTTTCAATGTACCATCCACCAGGACCTTGGAATGAATGATTGAAAACTTGAACCCAAGGTACATCTTCGCCTGAGGGTGCGGGAAGAAAACGGATCGTTGCGAAACCGTTACCTGCTTTGTCTACTGTGGGTTTCCAGAATCGGGTGTCTTCATAAGACTTCTTACCTTCTTCTTTATTTGTGAGTTTGGAAACTGCGTCTGTGAGTTTTTCCAAATCTTTGGTGCGTGACTTTTTCATGTCTGCAAATGATGCTGATGCCATATTAGTATATTCCTTGTATGTTAAGTATTGAATGTATGTTTTGCTTGTCCACTTTTATCATAATCTACTATAGTATATAGTCTATCACAATTCTCTTTTTGTGTCAATAGTCGGCAAACCTTACTAGGTTTACGCATTACTGCCACTACGTCACCACTAACTCTCTGAGTGACTTTTTCATCCGTGCCGTATCGTAATTTAAAAAGGGCTGGTACTTTTTGCATAACTTGCTTACCTCTTTGTAGATTGGATCATGTATCATTGTATCATACCTTTTGACAAATTGCAATAGTGAATTCAATATTGCTAATGTCTCCAGACTGATTTCTTTCCTTAAATATTTCTTTATGATTGGTGGATGATCTCCACCTTTCGCATTAAAAAATTCATTCAATTCATCTGGCTTCCAACCAGAGATAAAATCCATCTCATTTTTAAATACATACGTCAAAGATTCTTGCCTACGTTTCCATTCTTTGTAGCGTTCTTCACACTCTTCAGACAGAAGTTCACCGACCCACATTTTTGTGTCGTACAGAAAATTAGAAACTAAAAATTCTTCTAAGTAAGCATCTTTACGATTACCGAGTTTAGCAAAAAAGATTTTGTCTTTACGTTTCAAAAAAGAATCGTATGTGACATTGACTTTCTTGTTGTATTTAAACCAATCGTAGCTATCTTGCGTGAAGTGATTTTTAACTCCCAAATAAACTTTGTATGCGTCTATAGCATCCATCTTCATCAGTCTTCGACCTCAATAGGTAATCTAGCTTTTGGTGCGATCATCTTTAATTTCATTGCTTCGCCTTCAATAGTAGATTTCATGCGAGGTGTAATTAAAGATGCCGCAGTCTCAACTTCAACATTTTTGATTGTGCAGTATTCTAAGATAGCATCAATCATTGTGATTGGAAACTTATCACGCTGAATCTGTTTAATTTCTGCTTCAAATTCTTTCTGAGTCAGAATTTTAAGATTCATGGAAACGCACCGATGTGATTCGACCATTTCGAAAATGCCCGAATTGTGTTGGAGTAACTGCTGGTTTAGCAGTACGAAACTTAGGGTTAGTTACATCGGCTTCAGTCGCATAGTAAGACAATGGATAACCATTCTTACGCTGATACGTTTTCATTTCAATTTTTTTCTTCATAATACTCATGATGTAATTTCCTATGGTAAACGATAAAAGATATGTCCTTCGATCTGTGCAACCTTATGCACTTTGTTAATCCAGTCTGGTTTAACGCTTGTTGCATGAAAGTGTGTTGCACCCTCTAAGAGTTTAATTATATCACTACTGATTGTCTTTGTCAATAGCATTTTAGCTACTTCGTATGATTCTTTCCATCGATTGTTGCTTGGTGGCGGAGTGTTTGCACTTTTGCTATTGTACCAAGAAAATTGATATGGATCAGTTACTACGTCACGAATGTTTTTTGGATATCTTTTATCATTCAGTCTATTCATAGTTACGATGCCGACTGCAATCTTTCCAATGAGTGGTTGATTGCCAGCTTCGTGATAGATGTTCATCGTCATCCAATATAAGTCTGACTTACTTGAAGTTTTTTGAGATGATGATGTTAGTTCTGATATTTCTTTCAGTGTTGGCAATGTTGCCGATGCATGTGTAGAACATAAAGTTAATATAAATATTACAGCCGTTAATAGTGCTTTCATATTTTTTCCTTTCGTTTTTAGCCCACAAGTGTTTAGTGGGTCTTTTATTTAGCACTTAACTAATGTGCTTAATAAATGTGGTCCATCCCATGTCTGATTTTCGATTCTGAATTGACCTTTGAAGCCATAAACTTCTTTAGCCCACATCTTTTCATTATCAAAATAGAATGGAAATGTTTGTTCTGTGATTATATTTACATGTGTCGGATCCCAAAAGGCTGCCGCATGAGGAAATGCAGGAGTCTTAGAATAGAATTTTCCTCCGACTTTTAGTACTCGCCAAATCTCACTCATCAATTCTACGAACGGATATCTACGAGTTGGGTTATACATTAATCTAGGAATGTGTTCAATGAAATCGTGTGCAGTCACGTAATCAAAGAAATTATCAATGAAGGGAATTGGTTCAATCACTAAATCTGCTCTTGTGATTTTATTCTTCGTGTCATCTCTCACATCAATACCATATAGATGTTTTGCATTGAACGGGTTCTTAGGATACTCACCGCATCCTAAATCTAATGAATATGTTTCGTCTGGCTCTTTAGTGTATCGAATAATGTCTTCGCTACAATCAGTCACTTTAGATAAATCTTTACTCCACAATTCTTTTAGCGTTTGAACAGTCATTACACCATTTGGTCCATGATAGTGGTGACTTCCCCACCCACGAATTCTATCGTGTTCTGGCACTCTAGTTTGAATCTGTAACCTTCTATCAAGCATACCTTTACTAGCAATACAATTTGCATAATGAAAGATCATCATCTCTTCATTGTTGTATGATGGAAAGTGGCGCCCAACATCATACTGCATTGTCTTTACATTGTGCAGACTTCTAGCACGGCGAGCCATGAAGTCTGTCTTATAATGAATGCCTTGTTTCTTTTGTTCCCACAGAAGTTTAGTTTTATCTAATTCGTCATTAGGATTCCAATCCCAAAATGTAATTGTAGGAATTAAATGTTGTGTGGGACGAATAACATCAACTAAGAACTTTTTGTAATCACCAACTAAAAATTCTGTGACGTTCAAACAAATGCGCCAGCCTTCAATATTACGTTCATGTTCTAACACTTCAATGTCAACAAGTCTAGCATTGAATTCC